CTCCTGCATTATTTTGTGGATAAATCCAAATATGAGGTTTCTGAGTATTTTGTACTGCAGACGTAGTTTCTTCAATTGAGTCTGTCATAACTGTCTGTATAGGTGTATAACTAACGAGTGTTGCTCCATAAGTAAAAGGGTTAGCCGATATCACAAATTTTATGTGAAGATCCCCCCTGAACAAAGCATAATTCTTAAGCTTATTTTCAATATACGTGTTAGTTAAAAAATCTGTCCAAGGGAAAAATTCGGTGTCCAAACCTCCTGAGCCCCAAGTCAACGTTTTAATCAGTGTAGGTCGCTCGAAAAACTTATTCAATTCAAGATTAGGTTGCCTATCAATAAAACTTGTATTTTCTTCTGTAGGTAAAAATTCCATCACCTCTCCTGGTTCAGTCTCTGTAAAAGTAACTGTTTGGGAAGAAGTATAATCCACTGTTTCATTGTTAGGTGTCATATTGCGTACGACATCAGCGGTAGCTGATGAAGCAGGGCCATTTTGAGCTGCCCCGGCCACTCTTGTGTTATTATCATTACTTGTGTTTTGTGATCCTTGCAAAGTGAGTGTAGATGGAGGATCTAATCCATCTACCACTTGATCATTTTGTGCACTGGGCATGCTGACGTAAAAACGTCCGTCCCAAACCAGTAACCTTGCACACTCCACTATGCTGGTATGATCGAACCCATCTAATGGCAGATCAAGATTACCTTCTTGTTGTAGTTTTGCTTGGTATGCATTATACAATAATCCTCTTATAAAGGATCTTTGGTGAAAATCCCAAAAAAACGTATAATCGCAATCTCTACAAAACCACAGAGGTGGTGATATATTTAACAGTATATCATCTGTCAACTCATGACAAGTCATACATTGGTCTACAAGTTTACAGTGACCACATTGTGAGAAAAGTGATACTGATTTCTGCAAACCACAATGACGACATGATCGAGTCTCTTCTCCGACTTGTAACGCTAAATAAGTGTTGGATCTATCATGGTAATCTTGTACTAATTGCTCCCAAGTCTTTAATTCTCCTGGCATATACTGACCCAAGTGAAAATCATCGATAAATGATTGTAATAATTCACTCCAAGTTTCAAAAGTTTCTCTTCCATGCCAGAAAAATTCTAAGTGAGCAGAATAAATCACGCTTGCCGCGTGTTCTCTCTCACTTATATTCTTCGATTTTAATCCTATCATGAGAGATTTCGTGATAGAATCTTGTCTCAAAGGACACACCATCGAAAATGTGTCTTCGCAATAGCGCCACTTGCGCTTTAAAAAGTCACCATCACTAATGTGTATATAAGGTATAGATTCACTATTTTTGTCCGCCATAGTATAGGTCATTCCCAGGTCAAGCATAACTCTAGATACTTCTGTATGATTAAACCAGGGAACATCTTCTGATACTCCCATACCATTGTCATCACCATATGTAATGAGCTTAACGTTATCTCTAAAAGAATCCACTTCTCTCTTTGGATTCAACTTGAGA